ATAAGCAGTTAATTTACCTTGATTCATACCAAAGTTTTGAGCTTCTCTTTGTGATACTCTTCCATCTTTATTAGTGTCAGCTATGCCTCTGGCAGTACCCAAAGCTGAGTTTGTAACCATGCCAGTTACTGTATCTATAAAGCCTCTGTTCTGACCAAGTGCAGATTGAGCCGCTTTTTCTGCACTATATCTTCCATATACATCTAAAGCTGTGTTAGCAATACCAACTGGACTAGTACTAAATCCTGTCAATCCTAATGCAGCACCAATAGCACCACTTTTATTTACGTCAATACCACCTAATGACGCAACTGGATTAGACATATCAAAGCCTCTTGAAAGGCTTCCAAACTGATCTTCTGTTAAACTACCTAAAGCTCCATATTGGTCGCCTTTAGCCATTTATCTGACCATGCCCTCTGCAAAAGGATCAATACCTCTTCTTAACATATCCATCTGCTCTCTAGACATACCACTCATATCTGGTCTTGGTGGTGGTGCTGAAGGTAAAGCTCCCATTCCTGGTGATGGCATTGGAGGTCTAGCCATTGGCATTTGTTGTTGCATAGGTGCTTGTTGTTGTTGGGCTGGCATTTGTTGACCACCAAACTCTTCTGGTCTAACTGTACCCATACCCTTTTCTCTGACTACTGCCTCTATAGCATCTACTTCATTTAGACCCATATCCATAAGTAAACGAACTTTGTCTATGTCATCCATGCCCATTTCCATTTGTGGCATCATGCTATCCATACCCATATCAAGATTAGGTGGTATGTTTTCTCTAGCCATTGCACCATCTAGAGATTGCATTTCTTCTGCAGTAAGTGCTGACCCAGTCCTTTCTCTCATTGGTAAGTCTGGTCTTTGTGGTGGTATTCCAACTGGGTTGCCAGTTTCTGAATCAATGTACTCACCCTGTGGGGTTATTACTATTGGCATTTTTCATTATCTCCTTTTGTATTTCAACTTGGTTTTTCTCACGCTCCATCTGCAATTCAAGTTCAAGCTTGGCTACTTTGGCTTGTAAGTCTGCTTGTAGCTTGGCTTGCTCTATCTGCAAATCTTGTTTCGCTTCTGCTTCATTAATCGCTAATTTCTGTTGTGCTTTAGCTTGGTCAGCTTGTATCTGCACTTCAGTTCTTGCTTTTAGGGCTTCAGCTTCTAGCTTTGCTAGTTCTTGTGCGTATTGTAGTGGGTTTTGTTGTTGTTGCTGTTGTTGCTCCATCATTTTAGCTAGTGGTGCAATCGCTTGCATTTGAGGTGCTTTAGCCACAACTTCTGCTGCTCTTTCGCTTATAAGCCTATCCATCTCTGGATTAATGTCTTCAAACTTAAATTTAGGGTCACGAAGCTCTGGCAAGGTTGGTAATGAAACGCCAATACTTGCTTGCATTCTTTGTCTATATAACAACGCTATATGTTCAGCTATATGGGCTATCATAATTGGTTGCATAGCCGCAGCACCTGGGTTTCCAGCTAACATTGGGTCTTGTAAGAACTGAAGGTGAACTGCAATGTGTGCATCGTGATCTTGATCTGGAAAGGCTCTTATAGCTTTACCATACATCAAAGCAGTGTTTTCTGTAATAGGATCAATTCTTGCTGCATCGTCTGGTTTCTTCAGTATTTCGTCTATGTTGTTTATACGAATAGCTTCAAGCATTCTTTTGTTAGCTTCATACTGATCATATAATTGTGGGCTTGCACTTGACATCTGCAGAACTGCTTGGGCTTGTGCTATTCTCTGTGCAGTACTAAATATATTAGGGTCACTGACTGGTATTACATCTATTCTTTCGTCAAAGTCTTTGGCAAATATAGTTTCGCTTATACCACCCATAGCAAAGGTAAAGCTCTCTGGCAGATATTCTGCGTTAAGCTTCGCCAACATTTTGAACTCTTGTCCTTGTGAATAATGTAATCTTTTGTGTATTGCACTAAAAGCTTTACTACCTTGCTCAATCAGTGCGACTGTTGAACCAACGGGAGCATTTGGATTAACATCGCCTACATTTAAATCTGCAGTACTAGCAAATCTTCTACCAGCATCTGCAATAGCGTTCATAAGATTGAACAAGGTGCTTGATGGCTCTTTAAATGGTAGTGGCATAATAGCTTTGTTTACATCATCTACTGTGGCATCTAAATCTGCAAACTCACCAGGGTTAATCTGCATTTCACCACCAGTAACTCTACCTTTAAGCTTAAAACCACCTTGCATGTTAGCAAAAGCCGCTGAATCTAATAAAGCTCTAAGTGATCCAGTTGCTGCTTTGCCTAGCCCACCTATCATGTGATACAAGCCAAATCCATAGAAACCAGTTCCAGGAAGAAACTTATAACTCACAAACCAATCTCTTCTTATTTGTTTTGGGTCTTCTTCTCTCCAATTACGTCTTACACTAACTATCTTTTCTGCATCGTAATCAATTGTAATTACATAAGGTAGGGCAACCATGTTATCTTCGTCTTCTTCCTCTACAGTATCTATGCCATCAAATGATTGATACGCATGTACCTCTAGAAGCGTCATCACTTCATCTTCGCTATCTCCATAAGGGTCAACGCCCTCTATCTCGCTTCCTACATCACCACTTGGGTCTATGTCTTCCCCACTGTATTTACTTGGCAGATAAAACCCAGCCTTAACATATTTGTTAAAGTCGTTTTTAGGCATACGAATAACGTGTGTATATCTATTTGATGTGTAGAGGTCTTTACTCTCTGGAGAAACTACAAAGTCTTCTGCCTTTACAAATTGTGAGCATTGCCTATCAAGGTTAGCATCCCACCAAACTTTCTTAAATGTATGTCCAATTAATGGTAACTGAAATAACATCTGATCTAAATCAGGGAAATACTCTGGCATCTCTTGAGTAATCTGATAATTCATAAAATCTTTTACTCTTCGAGCTTGCTCCTCCATCTCCTCAGTAGGGTCACCAACAATAATTGTCTTAACTGGCCCGCCACTTGGATATAATTCTGCTATTGCTCTTGCATTAAATTGTGTTGCTGCTTCTGCTATCATAGGATGAACTACATTACTTAAACCTCTTGTAGCCCTTTGGTCTTCCTCTTCTTCTTGACCACCATGTACATCAAGTGTCTCTAAACCTTGCTTGTATCTATCTTCCCATTGTGACCTTGCTTCTTTGTCTGATTCATAGCTAGAGATTAATTGGCTTGCTACTGCATTTAATTCTTTTGCATCAATTGTTTCTGCTAAGTTTTGGTCAAATGAGCTATCTTGCTCTTCTATTATATCTAAAGATGGGTCGCCTACTAGCACCTCATCGTTACCTATTTCTTCTATTTGAAAGTCGTCTGAAGGCATACCTTCTGCAAAAGGAATTACTTGAGGTTCTCTAGCCATATATTGTCATCCTTCTCTCTTGAACTTCATCTTCTTCATCATAATCTGTAGAATGAGTGATGAACCAACCTTTTCTTAATCTTAGCCAAGCCTGTGTACAAGTGTCAACTATATCATCATTATCACCCGCAGGGAAGGCTGAACATATATCAATTAAGTTTTTAGCCCATTTTTTTCCTTGTGGATAGAATATTCTACCATCTTCAAGTAATGCAGAACTACTATGTGCCCTTGCAATCTTGTCTCTATCTGGTGAGTAAGCCAATACTGGTATGCCACCCATCCTTAAATCTTGTAATAAACTTTGACCACTAGCCTTCTTCTCTATCAATACTGTATCTGGCTGCCAGTCATCATATGCTTCTTGAGCAAGCTTTCTAAGCTCTGGGTAGGTTACTCTGTCATACCACATTTCTACGACTATAGCATTTACTTGACCATTTTGTTTGAAGATGCCCCACGTTGTTCTTGCACTGTAACTACTTGTTTCTTTGGTGCTGAACGCAGTATCGTAGCTTTGAACCAAGTATTCAATCTCTGGAAGATCATCTTTCTCCCAGGGAACCCACCATTCTGCTTTGAGGATACCACCTCCTTTGGGCATTGGTCTTTGTTGCAGTTGACCAGCACTAGCGTATGAACCCAAACTCTTTTCCAAATTATCAAGAGTTTTTTCGTCAATCCTCTCCTCCCACAACAACTCCCCTTCTGAAGTTCTTGGGTCGCTAAAGCCAAGCGATGATCTAGTTGGCGTTGGGTGACCAATTTCGTATCTTGCAGGTAAACATAAATGATCCCAATCATTGTACTCATTCGCTAATATGTGTCCAGTAAGGTCATTTTCATGTACCCTCTGCATAATTATAATAAAAGCTCCAGTTCGTGGGTCATTCAGTCTAGTTTGCATAGCCTGATCCCACCATTCTAGAACACCTTCTCTAACTGCTGACGATTCTGCTTCTCTTACGTTGTGAGGATCATCTATAACAATTATGTCACCACCTTCACCAGTTAGTGCTCCATCTACTGAGGTAGCTATTCTTTGACCTGTCTTATCATTTTCAAATCTTTGTTTTTGATTTTGATCTGAGGTTAGTGAGAATATATCACCAAAGTAGCTTTTGTACCAAGGGCTTTCTATTAATCTTCTGCACTTAACACTATCTCTTATAGATAATGACCCAGCATAACTAGCAAACAAAAACCTTTTAGATGGCTGAATAGTCCATGTCCAAGCTGGTAAAGCTACAGCTACACTTATAGACTTCATGTGTCTAGGTGGTATGTTTATAATAAGTCTTTTGATATCGCCTTCTACTACAGCTTGTAGATGTTCTGATATAGCATCTATGTGCCAGTTATCGTAAAAGTCTCTTCCAGGTTCAATCGCTTGCCAAGATTTCTTTGTGAAAACCTTCAATGACCTTTTCATTAGCTCCTTCTGAGCTTGAAGCAATAGCTTTGGATAAGACTCTTTCGAGATTTTCGAGTTCGTCATTTGATATTCCACTTAGGTCTATAACTTGTCTTTGTTCTATTATTGTTTCTTTCTCTATCTTATCTTGCCATCCAGCCCTGTTCTTTAGGTAAAAGATCATTGCAGTATTATCTCCTTCAAGAGCCTTTTCATAAAGCCTATTAGTGATAGTCTGTATACCTTTACCCTTTCCTCTTTTTATAGCTTCTGCAAACTCTATAAATTCATTCTGCTTTTCGTATAGAGTAGATAGTCCTATACCTAACGCCATAGCTATCTGTTCTTGTGTTAATCCTTGTGCTGCATAAGCTTCAGCCTTATCACACATTTCTTTTGTAACTACAAATTTAGGTCTACCCACTTTTTTGATAGATTTTTTGTTTTTAGTACTCATATAATTTTAGCCTTAGCAATTTTATTATAGTCCTCTGCTGAAATTGAATTAAGTATTAGAGGGGCATCATCGCCTTCCCACATATTTTCAATGTTTTCTTCGAAGTACTCTATAGCTTTTTCTCTGCTATAGTTTTTTTCTTTCATAATTATTTCAACACATTTTGTTCTATTGTATACTGCTACAGTAGGTCTTTGTAATTTTTCTTGTACAACAAAGCCTTCGTAAGCATCATCGAAACCCTCTAGCATTATCATATATGGTAACATTATAAACTCATTTCAAATTGTTCATCTTCATTCAAAATTATATCTACATTTTTTTCAAAGCCTATTTTCTCGTTAGCTCTAAGCCTATTGTATAGTTTTAAATCAGTCTTCTTTATGTGTATCATAGCATCTTCATATTTTTTATCTAATATTTTTTGCTCGTCTTCAGTGATATCGCTTACTAGCATCTACATTCCCCTTTGGAAGATATACTTCAACATAACAATCACACTTAGGACATGATAGGTTTGTGACAATAGCATAATCTTCAGTTTCTTCCTCAATATCATGATCACCACCCCATATTAAACTTGTCTCACACCACCAACAATTCATTTTAATTCACCATCACTGTTTTATATTTTACGCCTAATAAATGTTCATGAAGCTTCATAGCTAAGGTGTGTATGTACAAAGTTCTTTCATCATGTGTAAGAAAGTGAGTGTCTTGCTCCACTTGATCTATTATGTCATCGACCATTTCATCTACATACATTTTCTTCTTATTACTCGTAGTCATATTCACTCACCTCTTCATATACCTTTTTCTCATTACTGAATGAAAAGAATGCTTGACCTATATGACCATAGATACCTTGCTCTCTAATCTTCCTAGTAATTATCTTGGTAGTATTATCCTCGAAGTCTCTATGAACTACTAAAGCAGCATCACTCATGTTTGCCCAATGTGCTGATCCACTAACTTGATACAAGTCTGGTGGAGGAACTACTCCACTATCGTTTCTCTGTAGCTTATGAGGGTGGGCTACCATCCAGACAACTATTTGATGGTTTCTAGCAAACTGCTGACATTTAGCAATTATATCTCTTATGTGCTCATCTTCTCTTTTAGCATAATCTCTGTTAGGGCTAATCTGATTAAATGGGTCTATAACTAATCCCTTAATACCAAACCTTTGCTTGGCTACCTTCGCCTTACTTAATATAAACTCTATGTCTGGGATTTCTTCTGTGTTCTCTATAAACTTAAAATGATTGTCCAAGAACTCTATCCCACCATTTAGTTCATCTTGTGTCATTCTAGCGTGTAAACCTATGTCAAAAGGCTTTCTACATCTCTTTTCAAGTAAACGCCTAATATGATTTGGTGTTGAGTGTTCTGGGCTAAATATAGCAAAGTTCCAATTCTCTCTTTCAGCTAAGTTTAATAACAACTGATCTAGGAAGTTACTTTTACCATGATTAGGTATGCCAGTTATTAGGTTAAATGTACTTGGCATAATCTTGTATATTTTATCTAACTCTTTGAAACCAGTACTAAAAGCTTTCTGCTCATTACCATCATAAATGTTCTGCACACTATCGTGATACTCTTTGACGCCATGTAAACCTTGTACTGGGAACTCTTCAGCATACTGTATACATTCTCTTAATATTTGAGTATCATAATGTATTAAACATTCGTTGGCATCTTTACACTGCCAATCATCTATTCTAGGGAAATTGACAACCTTACAAATGTCTTTACCAAATCTATGTATAATCTCCAACCTCAACGCCTTACCATTTTCATCAGCATCTGTGGCTACGATTACTTCGTCAGCATCAAAAATCCATTTAGAATGTTCAAACGCCATAAACCTTTTATCGTCAGATTTAAATTTCGCTGTTTGAGGTGCTCCATCTGGTAGACTTACTACATTTCTAAACCCAGCTTCATATAATGCCAACACATCCATTTCACCTTCAACAAATATAACAGTTTTCATATCTGTTTCTTCCCAATGTGCTCTTAACATATCTATATTATACAAACACTTAGTGGCATTTTTCTCTTGCAGAAACTTCTTATCTTTTGTTCTACTTTTTATATTTACAATATCTCCTTCAAGATAATATGGAAAACATAGCTTCTGATCTTTAGTAAACAACTTAAAAGCATCTGCAGTATCTTTTGTTATTTTTCTATTTGCCAACCATAACAAAGAACCTTCTGATAGTTGGTGATTCGCATTTGATAATATTGGCGTAGGTGGTGTAACTTCTATTGGCTGTTCCCTTACAATTCTTGGTTGTCTCATAGGTAAATTAATATTCTCCTTAACTCCCCCAGTCCAATCGCAATGATGACACATCCATAATATTGATTCGTATGTAACTGTAACTGACAAACAAGGGTCATGCTTCTTTCTTCTACTTGGGGAGCATTCTGGACATCTAGTTCTGTAGTCGCCTACCCCATAGTTATTTAAATGTATTCCTTGATCCATTGCTTTTTCTGCTAGTGATTTTTCGTTCTTCATCATTTGTTTATCCTACTAATAAGTTTAAGTTTGTTTTTCGTTGTTTAGGTTGCTCTACATCATTAAATCGCTTTTGCGATAACCAAGTCTTGGCGTGTGGAATAAATCGTTCATCTTTCCCCGATTGCGACTTAGCAAATGATCTTGTCTTATTTATTAAATTTTCAAAAGTAATTTCTTTATTCTTCATTGTTATTTGGAACTTTTGTGAAGCTCCAAACTTATTGTCATTAGGTCTGTTTGGATACTCCTTCCAAAACAATTCAAATTCCTTACTATATTCTTTTTTATTATGATAGGTTATTGGTGTCGCATTTTGCAGAGGGGGTGGGGTAGCATTTTGCGACTGGGTATCTATATTGAGTTTATATATGTTACTTGTCTGTCTATGATTATTATTTTCTGTAAGCTGAAATCTTTTCTCAATATCAATAAAATTCATATCTTTCAAACGCTTAAGTGACCTAATGACTGTGTCAGTACTACACTCACATAGCTCTGCAATCTTCTTGTGTGAAGGATAGCAACTGTTTTCTGCATCAGTAAAGTTAGCTAATATAATAAGAACTAACTTATCTGTACTGTTACCTACCTTAACCTCTGACGCCCATTTCAACGCTGACCATGACATATAAGTTCTCTACCTCAAAACTTCTGTTATCAATATTGGTGGATTATATGTAGATAGAATTTTCTTTCTAAGCATATAATCCCTTGTCTTAGTGGCTTTAGACTTTACATCTTCCACAACCACTTCACCATCTTTTTTATAGCGAAAGTCTGCAGTATACCTACCTATCTTTACGCCATTACACATCAGATCAAACTTTGGATGTATTTCCAAATCTGATATTTCTTTGGCTCTAAGAAGGTATTCTAACTCAACAAACCTCTTAAGCTCACGCTTACTATCAAAAACCTCACCCTTGTAAGTTTGCTTGATGGCGTTGTATTTGTTTCTCGTAAAAGTCATGACCAGTAACCTCGTTATTAGTAAAGTCAAAAATAAGTTTAGCTTTATTAAATCGTGGTAGAGTTTCGCCCCTACTCCACTTTTCAATATTCCTAAACGACACTCCTATTTCTTCACCAAAGGTTCTGTAGTTGTAGCCATTCCTTCTAATCCATTCTCCTAATTGCATTAGATTTTCTCCATAAAAAAATTACACTAATACAGATTTAATTTTATGTAAACTAAAAAAAACTTTTTAAAAGGGTTTGACAAACCTTTTTTATGGGAGTACAACAATTTTAATAATGAACAACGAACAAGGAGAAAAAGATGGCTAAAGGTTACTTAGGAACATATGGAGCAAGAAAGTGCAAAATATGTAAAGGCAATATCGAAGTAATAAATGGTTATAGAGATGGACACAATGCTCTACCAGTGACTAAAGGTAGGTGTTGCTCAGACTGTAACTCAAGTGTAGTTTTTAAAGCTAGATTAGATCAAATTGAAAAGCTACTTAAGAAGTCAGTATAATGAAGAGCAACAATCCCTTCGAGGCTCATAACATAGAACATCTGTCACCTAGCAAGATTAACTTGTGGGTGGCAGACCCAGCACTTTTTGTAGGCACATATCTATGTGGTATGAAAGGGTCTTTTGGTGTAGGTGCATTTAGAGGTACTGCAGTAGAACACGCCTTAGAGAAAAAGTTATCCAACAAGGACTTTCCACAAAAGGCTATAGACGAGTTCTTGTATGGTTCTTTTGACAAAGAATGTCTAGAGCATGACATATCAGAAAACGATGATAAGCTAATCAAAGAAAGAACTGCATTAGAGCTATATTATAATGTTGCCTTAGAAACTTATGCAGACTTTGGTACGCCTACTCATTATCAACAAAAAGTCTACTTTCAACACGAAGACTTACCCATACCATTTCTAGGATACATAGACTTTATGTATGAAGACAGTATCAGAGACTTAAAAACAGTTGGCGTAAGACCATCAAAGTTCTCTGAGGCTCATCAAAGGCAATTAGCAGTATATTCTTATGCTTACCCTGATAAGGAAATGTGGTGTGACTATGTGACAAAAAGAGAAGCCGTGTCTTTTAAATTACAAAACCCAAAGGAAAAATTTAAAGAAGTGATGAGAATTTGTTTTGGGCTACAAAAATTCTTGAGTATCAGTAATGATGCTTTTGAACTAGCGTCTATGCTACATCCCAATTATGACGATTGGAGATGGAGTGAGGACATGAAACAACAATCAACCAAAATTTGGAGTAACTAACAATGAACTACCAATCTGAAAAAACCAATCTTGTTTTGCAAGCTATAGAAGATGCAAGGCAAGAGTTTTCTCCTCTAGAGAAAAGTGGTGTTAATGCTTTTTTTAAAAACAAAAAAGGTGACCCTCATATGTATAGCACATTAGATAATATATTTGATGCATGTATGCCAGCTTTACATAAACATAAATTATCTGTGGTGTACCAAGTGCAGATTATGCAAACTGCAAACACACTAGAAAACGTACTTACAACCACCATAACTCATTTACCCTCTAATCAGTTTATTACCTCTTGCAGTACTTTGGGCAATCAAAGTGCTAAAAGCCAAGATGTGGGTTCAGCTATTACTTATCTTAGAAGATACCAAATACAAGCTATGTTGAACTTAGAAGCAGACTTTGAGGATGATGGTAATTTAGCATCGGGTAACAAAACTGGCGAATCAAACATAATTGATAAAAAAGAAAACACTACAATGCCAAAGCGTAAGTATGTTTTATTTAACAAAGATGGGAATATTGCTTCATCTGTATCAGCATTTGGAACTTATCTAGGTGAATTAAATAAAGCTATAAGTATGATAAAGAGCAATCATTCTTGTTGTTCTGCGACTATAATTCAGTTGCAAGATATAAAATTGTGGGCTGAAGGGCTTGGTGAACAACATAAGAAGAACGCCACAACCATGATAAAAAAATGTGAACAATATATTAAACTTTTTAAAGGAGAATAAAATGCAAAAAGATAACACAAATGCTGGAATATTATATAAAAACACTGATGATTGGCAAATTGTACAACAAGGCAAGCTAAACCTTGAGGGTGAAGAGCATAGAATTATTGGCGTAAAACGTAAGAATAAAGATGGTCAGCCTATGGTAGAGCTTTATAGAGCTATAGGAACTCTAAAGGCAAACGATAGTAAACAGACTGATAAATCTCCAGACGCTAAAGGTGTAGTTAATAAAATCATGAATAGTGGTGCTATGACTATTTCTGCTTGGAAAGATGTATCTGAAGCAGGGAACGCCTACACTAGTTTAAAAGTTAGAGAGTTCACTAGTAATGAAGATGGCATAGACAATGATCCACATAGTGAAAAAAATGTACTTTATAACAACAATATAGAAGATATTGGCTTCTAAAATGCTAATACCTAAGTCTCGTAAAATTAAAAACAAAAAACACCTTATGTTTGTAGCTAAACAAGTATGTTGTCTAAATGGCATAGCTGCTGATTGGTGTAGGGGCAATGTTCAAGCACATCATCTTCTGAAGCCATATGAAGGTAAAAGAGGTATGGGCATGAAGTCTAGTGACAATAATGTAATACCACTTTGTTATTTTCATCATGCTGAGTTGCACGACACACAAGGTGATGAAGATAATTTTTGGGGTAAGTACGATTTGCATGAAGATTTTGGTAGGGATAAGGCTACATATTGGTGGAGTATCTCACCATATAACCAAGAAAGATTTAAAAAATGAACGAACAAATAATTTCAGAAAAAGAAGTATCAAAAGCATTAGACTATTTAAGAGATTCCGCTGCGGAGGTGGCTAAAGCTAAAGCAGAAAGAATATATCTAGAAGAATACAGAAAATCACTTAAGGCATTAATAATGAAAGACCATTTGGATATATCTGTTTCTGCACAAGAGAGAGAGGCATACGCTAGTGATGAATATGTAAAACATTTACGAGCAATGCAAATTGCTATAGAAAGAGATGAGAAGTTAAGATTTATGAGAATAGCTGCTGAGGCTAAGATTAATGCTTGGCAAACAATGTCAGCAAACTATAGATCGATAAAGTTATAATTCTACGCTGATCTCTACCTCTGAGCGTAGATAGGGGTGATTAGGTGTCCTCCAAGATAAACTACCTAGTCACCTCACCTCAAATTCTGTCTATTTTTATTAAAAAAACATTTTATAAGGGTTGACATTTGTATCTACATATCATATATTATTTGTATAAGATAAATGAACAACAAAATTAGGAG